CCCAACCTCTAGCTCACTCGTTTAAAACGGTGAGCCCCACCGCGGCTTGATGTCGACGGCCACGGGGCGTCCAGAACGCTCCAAGTGCTTCGGATCGAACAGCGGATATTCGCCGCGCTCGAGGAAGAACTTGAGCAACGCGTCTAGGTCATCCAATGTGTTAACGGGTGACTGTGACACCTCCATATAGCCCTTAACCAGGGGCGAGTGGAGGGTCGCGTGCATCTTCTCGACTGTGTAGCCGAGAAAGGTAACGCGACCATGCAAGGGAGAAGACGGCAAGACATCGGGAAAGTGACGAATCACATCCCGAATCTCGCTATCTAGCCACTTGACCACCGACCAGTAGCCAGTTTTGTAAAACTGGTTCCTGAGTTCGATGATCGAGATGACTTCCCTAGCGTCCTTGGGTGACGAAGGAGATTCCCTCCGAACGCGGACAATAGATACGTCCTCGCCGTTGTAGAATTCCTTACCGCAAGACTCTCTGAACTTTCCAGTCCAGAATGACTTGCCAGAGTTCACCTTCGCACCGAAGTGCTCGAGTGAGTCTATCACCATCGAGACACAGTGCACAGGGACAATGATGTCATCCCCATACACACGCACCTCCCCAACGAACCGTTCCAGGTCACGTTGGGAGAAGTTACTACCTAAGCTCCGTTCTAAGCCGATAAAGGCTAGGGTCAAAAAGACCATCGCCTCAACGGTGAAGCACAGAGCTGAACCCATAGACGCGTACTTGGACAGCGGCATTACACCGTAGCCAGGTACGTCGGCCTTACGGGACCTAGTTGCGTCGACCGCCCAATGCAAATGCGGGTAGTCTTCGAACATGGCCTCGACCAGCCGATAGGAGACACGGTCCGATGCTTCGCTAAGATCTAGCGTTGCAAGGGATCCATCTTCGGATCCACGCTTTGCCATGAGCTGATTAGGCTCTTGGTGCCGCGTGTCCATGAACCGATTAAGGTGGTAAACCTTTCTCAGTTCATCCAGGATCGTATCGTTAAGAGCTTGCTGCATGAACATCATGCATGTGGGCTCCATGGCGATGATTCTGGGTGTCTTCAATGTTTTAGGAACGGAGATCACCTTTACGGGTAGCTCCGCTTCGGGTTCGACGAGGTTCACGGACTCCGACATCTCGCTCACAAAGGAGGAGTTAGGAGCCAGGAATTCTTCCCAAGGGAAGATCTCCTGTAACCGTACTGGCCAGTCCCGTTGCCGATACTTTGCGTTTCCGCGCAGTTTGTCGGCGGTGGAACCAGGGCCATGCTTGGGCATAATCAATTCACGGTCAAAGACTTTTTGGTCGATGGCCGCAAACGACTGCCCAAACAGCATGTTCGACATGCGCTTAAAAGCGGCGTAATCATTTGCCGTCAAACGCGCATCGTTCATGCGAACCTCGTACTCACACTCGACGTACCCGTCGTATGCCCTTCTCATCCGCGCATCACTGCACGGGAGTTGGATCTTGCCATACATCAGCGAAAGCTGGCGCACAGCGAGAATTGCATCATAGTTAGGGTTGTCGAGTAGGTAGCCACTAGACGGATCGAACACCTGGCTCGTGAAACCTCCCAAAAAGCGGGGGAGCCACGCTGCTCTCGGGGTTCCAAACTGGAATCCCCGGAACAGTCCGGAGCTTGTCAGCCCACGGTCTAAGGCCGTTTCAAAGCCTTTGCCGAAAGCTGGCAGGGTAATCGTGAAGAACGACATACCCTCATGTTCGAACCGCTGAAGGACGGTATTAATGTCCTTCAGGGCGCTAGTGTGACATCGGGCGGCTGATTCTTCAGCCACCTTAATCCAGAGTGACGTCGGGCTTTTCAGCCTCGCCTCCTTAAATAGAGGTATGGGCATCCTTAGCCTGCGTCGGGCCGAAACTAAAGCCCTGGGTTCCTTACTCTCTCCGTATAAGCGCCATGGTAAGCGCGGCCACAGTCCACGAGAAGATCAAGATGAATGTGCTGTCGGTTACAACTGACAGCAGGTCACCTAAGATCCCACGCGGATGCAGCTCGCCCGCCAAAACGCCAGCAGCCATAAAAATGGCTGCCGCGAGGATGCAATATATAATCGCAATCCAAGCGACGAAGAGGATCACTCGAAGTACGTCGTAACGCCGTTTTACGACTCGCCACCGAGCAGCTTGGTGACGATGGCGTCCGACGAAGCGGCCAGCTGGGTCTTGAACCCGGTGTAAATGGCCAGCGCCTCCGCGTTCGTGTATCCTGCCGCGGGCAGATCGAACACCAGGTAGCAGCTCATGCTCCTGATGACGTTCTGGTCCGGGAGGAACTCGTTCTCAGAGACCTTCTTGTGGTCGATTCGCACCACCCGTCGGGTCCGGCTCCCGTAGGAGCTCGAGGCCTTGAGGGTGATGTTTCCGTCCGCCGATCGGTAGTCGGACGCCCCGTTGCCCACGCTCACGCGCGGGAGGGACGTCGTCACACCGTCGATGGTAACGGTTTGCGGATCAGCAAAGGACACAGGCATCACTCCTATGGTGTTTTAACACAGGCATTATCGCCTACCGCCCCGGGTAAGTCCCAGAGCGGCTATAATGGAGGCTTGGAACGTAGACAAACCGTCCCAAGAAACTCCAAACCCGTAGGGGTTAGCTACCTGCCTCACCTTCGTCTCAGTGACTAGGGTTAGGTTCGGTATCGCTACAGGGTCGCCATTTACATCGGTAACCCCAGTTAGCGAGTACGTGTCACTAATGATAGTATGTTCCATCATGTAACCGTACGCCAACACAGTACCATCGATCTGGAAGCTATTGACGTTTTGAATAACGTCGCCAGCATTGCTAAACCAGTCGACGGCCCAGCTCCAAGGTGCCAACTCCCATAGATCTTCGGGAGAGGGGTCCAGGCCTAGCCTTTGGGCTAGAAGGGCATACCTTGCCAATTGGTCCCGGCTGTCGTAGCCGGTTGGCAGATAGTATGTGTACGCCCCACTGAACCACCTACGCTGCGTGATACTTCTACGCCGCGTTTGGCGACCAGGCGATTGTATAAAGTTCAAGCCCGTACCGGAGTAAGCATAAACTCCGTCGTGGGTCTCGACTTCAACTTTCGCCACTGATGGGAGATCGTATCGCCTCCGAACTCGTCGACCTGCGTCGCGCTCATACTGTGCAAGCACAGCATCAGCGTTTCGCACGGTGTCGGCAAACTTGCTGACATCGCTGATCAACGGGCGCCACCCAAATTGGACGTTAAGGTACTCTTTTCCCGCATTGCGGGCTTTGAGCGACCTCGACTTCCAGGTTTGGTGTCCGATGAGGGCCGGAAGGCCCCCGGTGAACATTTCACCTAGGGTAGACGAGAGACGAACGATAGCGTTCTCGGGGTTCGAATTGGCTACCGCTGTCGCCCCGTAGGCATCTAGCTCCTCATCTGAGGAAAGATGCGACGGTGGAAACGGCAATTCGCCATCGATACCAGGAGATACCGGCAATAGTGGACCACTGAAACTATAGTGGTTCACCCAATCGGCAAAACCGGTTGGGCGAGAAACAGACAAGTTGACGGCACCAAAGCCGCCGATAGTCTGCTTCTGGCTAAAGAACGGACCTCCTACATCATCACGGGTCTTTCCAATAAGACCCACTTGATGTCCTTCCGACGCAGTGATCTGCGTCCCTGAGTAGTTATGCTTGACCGTGTCATCAGATTGGACGACGTCGAATGGGATACCAGTAAACTGGTTTGTCCCGGTCCGGCGTACGACCTCGTGGCTTTCGCCACCAACAGGTGTTAAAACCCGTTGTCGATGACCGGCCGAGCTGCTAAACTCAGGCATCAGAGCTCCTCTGGGTATAAATCACCAGATTAAAAATCTGGTGGGTGATTGTTGCACTGCGTGGGCGCTCC